ACCAAAGCCCATACTTTTTCTGCTCAACATAAAATGCATCATCGTAAAGTTCAGATTCCATAGTTTGGTTGTTCAATTTGAAGAATTATTTGCGGTTCATCATTCCAGTGTCGAATTACCCCAGCAATGATAAAACAATTAGTAATAAGATAGGTGACAAAAATAAAGGTGCGAATAATAGCAACAGTGTCTGACTCTTTATCACATTTTGATGCTTTTTCTCCCAATGCTTTTGCCCACCATCTCCAAATATTTTTATTTTTCATTTTTTAAATATGAGAATACATTTCCTGAAATAGAAATTCTTGTTCCATCACTAGTGTAAAATGGATTAACAGAATGATGAAGTTTTGCAGGAAAAAATACCATATTCCACTCTGAAAATTTATCTAAATTTATAGTATCTGTACATATTTCACCTAGAGAATCCGTATATCTAAAAGAAAATAACGAAGTTTGATTTTCATTTGCAGGATATACAGAAAGTTCTTTTTCCAAATCATATGGAATCTTAACCCATATCACAAAAGAATAAAGTCCAGAGTGATTATGTAATGGATTAAAATCATGCTTTTTTGCATAATTTACCCACAAAGAGTCTAATTTATATTCCCAACCTTCAATAAATTTTTCTTTTGTGTAAAAGTGATGTACTGCTGTTTTTCCATTTAGAAAAATTTTATCATATTCATAAGCAAGAGACTCTACCAAATATCTTAATTTTGGTAGAATAGGCAAGGAAGTTTCTTTTTGAAGATGTCCTGCAAGTCTACTTCTAAAATCTTCTACTTCATGCTTCCCTTCTTCTACTTCTTGAAGTAATTGTTCTGTTTCTTCCTTTACGCAATCTGGTACTTTACAAAATAGATATCCAGGAGTTTGAAACCACTTTGAACTAAAGTCAAATTCAAAATTAATTTTTTCCATTATTTTTTTGTTGGTTTTACAAACATCTGATAATCAGTTTTTTTAAATTTAGATCTAGTAATATATTTTTGTGCATAATGTTCATTTTGAAAGTAACAGGTCTTGGTTTCTGTTAAGTCCTTACCATCTTTATGTACAATTTTTACAGGAAACTGGTCATAAGGAAATACATTTTTATCAGATTCTGATATTTTTAGAGTTGTTTTTTTAGTTGTAGGTTTTTTTACTTTATTTGCTTTTTTAGGTTCAGTCATCAAACAATCCTCCAACATACAACGGCATTTCCTTTACGTGTAGACTCAATATGACTAAATGAGGCATAACTCATATCTAAATCTGCATGTGAATATGGACCACGATCATTCACACGAACAATAACCTGTTTCATATTATCTTGATTTGTCACCCGAATCCTCGTACCCATAGGAAGATAAGGATGAGCTGCAGTCCAACGATAAGCATCAAACCGTTCACCGTTAGCGGTTTTTTGTCCATGAAATCCGTCTCCCACTCCGTAAAACGTAGCAATACCACAGGTAAGTCCAGCAGCAATCAAGGTACTAAGCATTAATGAGATTTATCTACTCCCATATTATAGCAAAAAAATCCAGAGAATTCAAGAGGTGCTGTGCCACTTCACGGAGTGTCAAAGCACACACTATTGAACCTTCCAACTATTCCATCTAAAGATATTTTTGTATGAGATGACCTGATATCAACTTTAATAATTTTATAAATTTCACCAACTCTTAAAATAGTATTAGGATCATCATTATTTCCCCATGAAATTTGTTCCTTTGAACATCCAATAAATTTTACCAAATCACCTTCTTTAAACATTATTCTCCAAGTGTATGAATGACTGGTTTTTCGTGTGCAAGAATGTGATAAAGATCGGGGTTCTTTGCTGCTGATATTGGAACAAACTCTGTCTCTGGATCAAACTCTTCATCACGAATTGCCTGGTTGATGACAATAGAACCATCAGAACCAGAATAAGAACGATGGAAGGTCATCTTGGGAATCACTAAAGCACCAGAAGAACGATTCAGATGAACGATGTGATATGGATATCTCCATTCAGGATTCACCAGTTCAAATGTGCGAAGTCCAGATAGAACACGATTGTGGTCAATCTGGTGATAGTGAATATAAAATTGTTTTGCACCTACAATATCATCAGGTGGAGAGATTGCAGGACCAGTATGACACACAAGGTCTTGTGCATTAGAACCATCTACAGAGATATCGTAGAAGACAACTGCTTCAGTCTCACGGAATACTCTGTGTTTTTTAAATTGAACTTCAGACATTATCTTTATTTGATAAAAAACTATTTTTTACTAATTCAAATTTATCAGCTCTTCCTCTATAATAACTTTCATTTTCATATAAAATATCCACAATATCCCCAACAATATCATCAACAGAAACATTATCATCAAAATACTTTTGTATTGCTTCCGATAAGTATCTTTTTCTTGTCCATTCAATTGTATAAGGTTTGTATTCCATGGTGAAAATAATATATTTTTAAGATGTTAAAGGGTGTGAGAGATTTTGTCAAGTATTGTCAATTTCCCAACACTTCTCAAATTTATGTCTCAACTCATTGAGTTTCATTTCTTCCCAATAAGTTAAAAGATGCTGATTAATTTCTTTTTCTTCCTCCGTAAACTTCATTCTATATTTGTTTTTAATTTCAACAACTTTAAGCATGTCATCCATAAAAGTTGTTGGTAAATCTAAAAACTCTTCGTAAGTCATATTAATTTTTTTTCTTTAAAATATTGAAGGGTTTCTTTTAGACTTCCAATATGTTCATGATTAATTGTTATCTGAGGATATTCTGCATCTTTTCCAAATTCTGCTCGGAATTGCCTATCACTAAAATCAACTCCAAGTTGATATTCTAAGTATTCTCCATCCAAACTTTTGAGTAACATACGAATGCGTTCACATTCCTGACTTCCATCAGTATATAAAACAGCTTGCATCAGTCTCTCTGCCTCCAGTCATCTGGTTTATCTTCGGTCCACCAATCAATCATGTCATCTACACTATCAAATCCACGTTTTCCAAATCTTTCATTACCAAATCCACCAATATCCAATTTATTGAGAAAGTCATCCATATCTCCTTCAACCATGTCAGGATTTTCTGCTTTCCTTCTTGCTTGTCTAAGAATGGTTGCGGCAGAACGATTAGATTTTGCTAATTTTTCTGCCCAAATCATGTCTTCTAAACTCACCTCCTCGTGAAGAATAATCTTCTCACAAATTGCTTCCAAACGAAGCCTGTATTGCGTAGAGAGCATACGTAATCTCCTATGATTTTGTTATTTATTTTATAGAGTATCCCATCCTTCTCTAGTAAATGGATTTTGTGGTTCTTTAATCATCCAAGGGGTATCCAAATACTTTTCAAATTTAATTAAATGATTCTTATACTCTGAAATATATTCTCCCCATACTTTTTTTTGCCCTTCAGTAAAATTTGAAGTATCTATTTTTTCCTCAAATTTTACTCTTTCTTGATAACCTTTCACATAATCTTCTCTATTTAAATGTGGTACTTTCCATGGATATGGTTTTTTCCATTCTTTTTTTTCTAAATCATACTCACAATTTCCAATTTCAATCGTGTGGCAAGGTGTTGTTGGGTTTGGTCTAGCATAAATCCATTCTCCAGTTTCATGGTGATAATAATTTTTTACTTCCATATCTTTCATTTCTGGAGGAGGGACTGCGATGGCAGCAACTAATAGTGGGTCCTGCTCAAATTCAATCAACACTGGATAAGAATTAAAACCACCACACCTTTCCATTGCAAATAACTGCTTTTCATACTCTACCTCATCATCATATGGATGAGCACCTTCACTCCTTACAAGTTTATTTGTTTTTCGGTCTACAAAAACCCAAACTTTATCTGGTCCTGTATATGTCCAGTCTGCTTTTAATCCTAACGTAGTTTCGTAAGAAAGATAATCATCTGGCAAATCGTATTGAAATTGTCTAGTAATTTCCATTGTAAATAAAAAATTTTTTATTATTTAGATTTTAACTCTTTTTCTAATTCTTTGGCAAGTTTCATTGAACGACGGTACATTGAATATTTTGCCCATGGTGTTGCTGGATTGTAAATCAACCACCATCTAAAAATTAAGTATTTTTGTTGTATAATTTTACTGCAGTAATAGACTGCCTTTGCTACACTTTCATCTGTTACAATAAAATATGCAAAAATCGCAAAAAGAAAAAACCAAAAGTAGTAAATTTCCATCTAGTCCCACCAAAGTTCTAAAGATTTAAGTGCTCTAAGAAATTGTCCAGCATGATATTGGTCTGGATTTTCCATCCCCTTCAATTCCTCAATGTACTCAATAATACCTTTAGTTGCTGGGTTAATTTCAAAAAATTCATAGAAACGAAATACATTGAACTTCTCAATGTACTTAAGCATCATACTTTCATTTCTTTGATAACCTTTAATATAAACATCTTCCCTTTCGATTCCGTCCTTATTCACAATATTAATTGGAATAAGTTTGTTCTCATCAAAATCCTCTTTTTCTTTCTCTTCCTTCCATCCATCTAATAAGTCTTTACCTGTTCTTGCATCTAAAACATTAAGACCCATAACATATTTTTGTTCTAACTCTAAATCTTGAACAATCTCAGATTTATGCCACTCTTCGGTTTCATACATAAACCTATCTTTGGTACTATAATATTCATCATCACTATCAGACGCACGAAAAACAAGGTTGAGATTATAACAACCTTGTTCGTGATATGAATTCCAATGTCGATAGGAAAAATGAAGAATTTCAAATGAAGAGTTAACCATCAATCCCACCTGATTGTTTTTAGATATTCTAAAACATTATCTCTCACTTCCATCAATTCATGAAAACACTTTTGATCGTGTGCTGCTTGCCTCAATTCACTATCTGGTTTATGCACACTCTCAATGAATAAATCTAAACCTCTATTCCATTTATCCTGTTTGGATTCTGCATCGTATATAAAATATGGTTTTTCCATACTATTTCTCCTTATTAATTATTTTAACTGGGCAAGATGGTATTAATTTTTTTAACTCTAATACTATTTCTTTTTTTTGTACCTCTGTCAATCCCACAACAGAGGAAACTCTATTAATTAAATTGAGTGCTTGTGTGCAGGTTATTATGGCTGTAGACAGTAAAACAACCATTGATTTGCCTCAGTTCTATTAATATTTACACTTAATTTTTCTCAATATTCGTCATCACCATAGTAATCATTATCATCAGGAACTAATTCCCAAGTAAGATCTAGTTTTTCCAGGTAATCAATCAATTCATCTTCATCCTCAGGAAGAATCTCATCATCATCCAAATAAAAAGATGATTCACAGAGACCAGGACCATACTCTGGTGGGTCAAATTTGGTTGCCGAATAAACCAATTTAGAATCTTCAACTACTGCAGTAACAGTTACCCTGTCATCTTGTTTTTGAACATTGTAAATTAGACTAATCATTTTTTGTTTCTGTTTTGCTTTTGAATAAATTTCTTTGCTGTTTCTAAGTTATGATGAACGCATATTTGTTCCCCATTAAAAATGGAGATGTATTTTTTACCCCAAGGAACTGCTGCCCACAGTCCATTGGAACTAATATATCCATCCATTGAGTCACCTTCCAATTGATTCATCTTGAATAATCATCGAAATCAACATCAGGATGTAAGAACTCTATGTAGTCCTCAAAATCAACTCCAAGATATTCAGCAAAATCTTTCATTTCTTCAATGTTTTTAAACTGTTTTTTATTTTCTTTTTGTGCTTGTTTATTCATTTTGATCTCCATCAATAACCATGTCTGGAAATCATCTGTTCCATTCTGTCTTCTCTATATTCTTCTTCTTGCTGCTCTACTGATTCTTCAACTGTACTTTGATAGTCTTCATAGATTGAATCTGCGTCTTTTTCGAAGAAAGGGGAAATCATAGGAAGAAATGGGGAGATAGGAGGGTCGTTTTTATATAGACAGGAAGGGGGGATTACCCCACCTCCTGCGTTTCGGTTTGCTTAAATTCAGCATCAATCTTGTCATACAACTCAATAAAGGTTGCTTTGGTTTCATCATCAAAACGATTCAAACAAACCTTAATTGCTTTGTCCTTCTTGCCGAAGATAGAATATGCCTTGATAATATGAACCAGACGACGAGTGCTGATGACTTCATCAATACCACCATCGTTGAAGGTCTTGCGAATAATCTCAGACCAAGTACAGAGGTGCTTGATAAAATCAGTATGCTCACCAATCATAGGAATATTAAGTGATTCTGCAACCTTAGTCAAGATTTTAGTCTCAACACTGACAGTAGGATACTCTTGCTCAAAGGTGATAGGAAATCGTTCCAGGAATGCCTCGTTGAGAACATTGGTGCCGATGAAACGACCATCATCAGAACCCTTACCCTTAGTGTTGGCAGTTGCAATCACATTGAAAACTGCTTTGGGCACAACGTGCTTGCCGATTTTCTTGAGGAACACACCCTTACCCTCAAGCACGGACTGAAGACACATAATCTTGTTAGAAGCAAGGTCAACCTCATCCAGCAGAAGGATAGCACCCCTCTCCATTGCTTCCACCACAGGACCGTTATGCCACACAGTTTCACCGTTCACCAGACGGAAACCACCAATTAGGTCATCCTCATCAGTTTCGATGGTGATATTGACACGAATCAGTTCCCGACCAAGTTGGGCACAAGACTGTTCCACACCGAAAGTTTTTCCGTTGCCA